CAGCGTCCCACCGCGCCACCTGGTCCAGCAGGGTGCGCATCCTGCTGCACTTGCGGAACCTCACCAGCAGCGGGTCAGTGGTGCCCGCCGGGTGCCGCGTGATCGCCCACCTGGGGCTGGCCTGAGGATCTCTGTCCTCGTGGATGAGGTGCGCCATCACTCCACCTCCTGCAGCGGCGAATGGCTCAGGTGCATCTGCGGCAGATCCCAGCTCACTCCGTCGCCATCGAGGACGTAGTAGTGCGGGCAGCCATTGGCCACAAAGGTGCCGACTACCTTCCCGGTGTGACCTTCAGGCCACCCCTGCACCAGCGCTGTGTTGCGCACATAAACCGTGTCGCCAGGCTCGAATCGCCACGGCTGGGCGTTGAGGGATCGGGTCTTCATCGGACTGCCCTGATCTCGGTGGACAGGCCGAACGCCATCCGCAGCAGCTGCTGACGCTCGATCGCATCATCCAGGCAGCTCGCCAGCCAGGCATTGTCCCGGCTCGACTCGGCGGTGATCACAGGCGGCACTGGGCTGCCGTCACCCTGGGGTGCGCAGATCCACTGCGCTCCACGAATCAATCCGAACATCACTGCAGGCTCCGGCAGGCCTGGGCGATCCCGGCGGTGCAGTCGTTGCGCGTCATCTGTTCCAGGCTGTCGTTCAGCACTAACCAGAGCGCGGGGAGCAGTGCCGCCCATAGGGCAAGGCCTTTCAGTTTCGCAAGCATGGTAAGGGTCAGCGAAGGATGAAGCCCTGGCGGGCGAGGTAGCTGATGCAGGCCGCGGCATTCTCCGACTGTGTGCCGCCGGCCCATTGGATGAACAGGTTGTCGGCGGGAGTGCGGATCTGCCAGCCGTGGCCATCGGTCTGGAGATAATGGCCGGTGCGGGCTTCGAGGAGCTGATTGAGCTTCAGCATGTCGACGCCGTTCACCGTGTAGTCGAGGGATTTGAGCTGAGAGGGCATAGGAAGGTGTGCCGCTGAGGCAATCATCCCCGCCTCAACCCACCATCGGCAGGTGTTCGTAACAATCCTTCACGCTTTGGTGAGTAGTCGTCGCACTCGTTCGCGTAGCCGGGCCCATCCGTCTCTGGATCCGGCCAGCCCTCCTTGCACGGCCGCGCCGCTTCAGGGTCCCAGAACCGACAGCTGGTGCAGCTCAGCCGCCGCGGCTGGGCCGGCTGCCGTGGCAGCTCTGGTGCGACCTGGGCATGCAGATCACCCCGGCGCACGCCGAGCACTGCGCCACGACTTACCCGCAGCTCGGCTGCCAAGTCGCGGACCGATCGAGTGGACGTGAGGATCAACCGCACTTCGCCCTCGGTGAGTTCGCCCGCTTCGCGGCGTGCGTGCGTGCGGGGCTGCTGCATGTCGCCGATCCTGTTCGTCCACCGGTGGCTGCAGCCGCGGCACAGCACCCGCTGCCGGCGGCCATAGGGCATGATCCGCGACTCGATCACAGCAGTGTCGGTCGAGCTGCACTCTGGGCATTGCTGGCGCGGCGCTGGGGGCGTGCCGGTCTTCGCCTCTCGGTCAGTCCACCGGTGGCCGCAGTGGCAGCACTCCAGCCGGCGGTAGACGCCATAGCTGCGCCGGTGGCTGAGCGGCACCTGAACATGGGTGCCCCCGCAGGATGGGCAGGTGCGGGAGGTGGTCATGGCAGAAGCCTGCGGAGCTGCCGGATCTTGACGGGCACCAGGTGCCAGCTGCTGGCCGTGCCGCACACCCGCCCCAGCTGGATGCGGATCTCGCCGGCGGGCGTGGTGTGGAAGGTGGGCAACAGCTGGCCCTGCTCGCTGGTTGCGGGGGCAGTGGCCACCCGGGCCATGGCGGCCTGGGTGGCGTCGGTGAGTTGGATCATCGCTCAACTCCGTTGAGACGATCGGCGACGAGCTGCGCATAGCCCGCGATGTCGTGCCAGCTGTCGGCATAGTCCGGGTCGCCGTTGATGATGCGACCGATCTTGTGGCAAATCATGTCGAGGGCCTCCTGTTGATCCGGCGCCAGGTGGTCGCCGTGGGTGCCATCAAGGCGGGTCCGGCCTAAGGGAGTGTGCTGAGCGATCACGCGCTTCAGGTCTTGGGTGATGCGCGCATGGCCCGTGAAGCGTCCGTAACGGCTGCCGCGTTCGGTCAGTGTTGCGCTGATGTCGGTTGTCATTTGGTGGTTTTGCGAGTGGACTTGCGCCGGAGCTTCTCCGGCAGCACGAGGCCCTTGATCCGGGCCACCCTGGCATTCAGGGCGGCCCAGTCCTCCAGGTCCTTGAACCTGAAGTGGCCCGTGCCCTTCTTGAACACCTTGAACTCGAAGAAGCCCCAGTCGTACCAGACGCCGGCATCGATGTAGCTGTAGCCACCCGATGGGTCTTCCACCTCGGCATATGGCCGACCGGTGATGTAGCAGAGCGCCTTGATCAGATCGCGGATTCTGGGGAAGTTGGCGGAGTACTGCTTCAGGCTGACTGTGCCGCCGCTCCAGTCCTTCTCTGCCAGATAAGGCACGATGAACTTCTGATTGAACAGGTAGGCGTCATTCGTCGCCCACCCCTCCACGTTCCACCGGTTCTCAGCGGTGTGGCGGGTGAGCTCATCGAATGCGGCCTCCACAGCTCGGTCGATCCGCTGATCAGTGGTGCCGGCGATGACCTGCAGCATCCTGAACAGGTTGCGCTCGGTGAATGGCACCTTCGTCTGCTGCTCCACGAACTTGTTGATGTCCCCTGCCAGCTGGCTGGTGGCCATCTCGCGCGGCAGCATCTCGGCGATCACCGACTCCCAGAACGACTTCTGGAGCTGCTTGCGGAACCGGTTGCGGCTGGCGGCGCAGCCTTCCATGCTGATCTGGATGCCCAGCTCGCCTTTGTAGATGCCGCCCACCTGGGCCTGCAGACGCACGCCGGCCTCCAGCTGTTGGTCATAGATTTTGCAGGCCTCCACGTAACGGTTTACCAGGTCGCGGCTGCGGCGGTACTTGATCAGGCCCTGGCCTTCGGCCTCGATGTCGTCGGGCCCCAGGAAGAACCCGTCGAACTCATCAGCGCCGCTTACACGTTGGCCGGGCTTGGTGAGCCGCACCAGGCCGATCTCGCAGCGCGTGGTGCGCTCGGCGTCCTCGAACACCGGGCCGAGCTTCTGGCGGCTGCCGTACTGCTCGATCAGCGTGCACAGCTCCCGGCTGGCCCTGTTGCCCCACCGCTCATTGCTGACGGTGTTCCAGTTGCACAGCGCGACGATCTCGCAGCCGGCCGGGGCGATGGCCCAGGCGTGCAGGATGTGCCGTTCATCCGCCGAGAACGGCGGATTCATCACCACCAGGTCGGCATGGCTGATCTGGTCGGCGGTGACGGCGAGCCAGTCGCTGCCGATCAGGCGGCCGCCTGTGATGGCCGCGAGGATGGCCCGCAGCTTCGGCTCAGGCTCAACCATGAGCACTTCGGCGGCGCCGCGTTCTAGGCAGGCCTGCACCAGGTTGCCCGAGCCGGCGGAAGGCTCCACCACCACCCGGCCGCGCAGGTCGAGTGGGTCGAGCATGGTGGCCGCCACCTCCGGCGGCGTGGGGTAGAAGTCGGGGTTGAACATCAGGCCGCCACCTCCAGGGGCTTGCCCAGGATCTCCAGGCGGTCGATGTCGAGCACCGGCAAAGGACCAACGGGACGCACAGGGCGGTGGCCGATGATCCCGACGAGAGATCCTTCGTCCATGGCTTCAAACGTCTCCTTGTCGCGCTGATACCAAACGAGGCACTCGACTTTGAGCTCAGGCCGATCGCCATTGGCGTTGACGGTCAGAAAGAAGGAGACGTGGTCTGAGTGGCACTCCAGCTGCGAGGCGCGGCCGACGAGGGTGATGCTGCGTTTCGACATGGTGGGGGATGAAGGGGGTGCGCCCTCTCGGGCTGTGGGCACAACCTAAGGCACATTGCCGGTCGATTCCGGCGGGTCGTAACAATCCGTCACCTTTTCATCCCAGGGGCTGCCCGTCACCTTCCACCGCCCCTGCAGCATTAGGCGGTTGCCGTTCAGGAACCCCCGCATCGTCGCCCTCGGGATCCCCCTGGCCTCTGCCCACTTAATCCGTTGGCTGATTGGCACCCGCACCGTCTTCCCGGTCTGCACATTCCGCAGCCGCCACCCTGGCTCATCCTCTGGTCGCGGCTGATCATCCGCCGACCGCTTCACCCACCACACCCAGTTGCCGCCGGTGTTGCCCATTGTCGAGCGACGCAGCAGGCCCAAGCTCTCCAGCTTCGTCAGGCTCTTGTTGAGTGAGCCGCGATCGGTCCCCATCTGGTCGGCCAGCTCGCTGAGATCAGCCCACCACCCTGGGCACAGCTGCTCCAGCTGCACCAGGGTGAGGACCAACTCGACGCGGTGGCGTCGCCGCAACGACGCCAGGAACTCCGCCTCGATCACGGCTCAGAACGGCGGGTCTTCATACCCACCGGCCGGGGGCTGCTGTTGGGCAGCAGCGACGGCAGCGGCGATCTCGTGCTGAGGGATTGCCCGGGTCATGTCGTACCCACCGGCCGGGGGCTGCTGGCCCTGGGGGGCTGATGCTGGAGCAGGTGCAGCCGTCCGACGAACAGGAGGCGCTGCAGCACGTGTGGCACCAGCACCAGCACCAGCAGCAGAAGCCGGGGCCGCCTGCTCCTGCTCCTGCTCCTGCTGCTGCTCCTGCGCTTTGCTCAGCTTTTCAAACGCCTCCACAGTGAACTTCTCCGCCAGGCCCTGCTGGCCATCACGCCGCGTGAACAGCTCCGGGGCCTCCACACGGCCCACAAGGAATACCTTGTCACCCTTCTGCAGGATGTCCGTGATGATCTGGGCCGTCTTGCCCCAGGCGGTGCACTTCACCCAACGAGCCGGCGGGTCCTGCCCACCTCGCGGGGCTTGACGCACAGCCAACGAGAAGTCAGCGACGGCCGTGCCAGTGTCCAAAAACCTCAGCTCGGGGTCTCGGCCGAGGTTGCCTGTGAGTTGTCCGATGAAAGCCATGATGACGATAGTCTCTCGAATGAATGAATCCCCTCGATGGGGTATAAAACCCGGCTGCCAACCCGGATGAATGGCGGGCCCTTGCCCGCGTAGCGCCAGTTGGCCAACGTCTGGTCACTGAGCCGCCAACGATCGGCGACTTCCTTGCTCGTCAAATACGCACGCTCACCCATAGGCTGACTCCCCTAGAACGGATCATCTGCAACCACTTCTGGCTGCAATACTTTCTGCTCTGCATCATCCTCGACAGGCGAGGTTTCGTCAGAATCCGGCTCCGACACTGCAGCGGTTTCGCTCGCCGCTGCGATCTGCCGGTTCAACGCCGCCACCGTCACCGGCGCAGCCTCGATGGCCGCCGGCTGGGCCTGCTGCTCATCGATCACCGCTACCTGCGTCCCACCCTGGCTCAGCGCGTTGTCGCTCTGCAGCACCTGGTCGAGGTCGTTGCTGCTCGGCAGCCGCTTCGCCAGCCGGCGAATCACGGTCTTCTTCGCCATCTCGCCCCACTCGCTCGCCCAGCATGCTTTGCCGATGCCTGTCGCCTTCGCCCGGATCTTCTCCACTTGAGCGAAGCTCATCACCTCGCGCTGAATGTCGCCGTCCTTGAACCGCGCAATCGCGTAGACCGCCAGGGCCTTGCCGCCCTGCTGCGACAGGCTGGGCTTGTGGATGATGCGCTCCTCGTCGCCCAGCTCGTACTCGAACTGGTCGCCTTCGTAGACCACGTGGGCCCTGATGCTGCTGATCTCGCCCGACTGGCGCACCTTCTTCATGATGCCGCCCACCATCGGCAAGTAGGCCACCGTCTTCCCGCCGTTCTGGCGGTCGTTGTAGACGCTCAGGCCGGCCTCTCGGCCATCGAGCAGCAGGCCATCCTGCGCCGCCTTCATGCAGGCGCTCATCAGCGTCCGCCGGTCGGCCCCCAGCAGGTCCGGCTGCATCTGAACCGCCGTGACGACGGTGCGGATGAAGCGGTCGGCAGGGATCGCAGTCGGCAGCGCCGTCTCGAACTCCTTGGTCATGCGGCTCAGATCAGCTCGAAGCTGGCTCACCTGGGCTGGTAGTTGAAGCTGGCTCATTGCAAATGGTTCTCAGGAACGAATGGTGTGATGGGGCTCAGTCCCGGTTCCACCCGGGCAGGTCGATCGGCTCCTGGATCTGGTCGCCGTAGCCCGGCCAGGAGTCGTTCTTCCAGCAGTCGGCCAGCAGCGTCATCCCGGCCTCGATCCGCCGGCGGCCGGCAGCCAGCAGCGCCTCAGATGCGGGATAGACCGCGACCCCGTAGGGCCGGCTGTTCTCCACCACCAGGCTGAGGAACAGCTCCCCGCCCTGGGCGTCCAGATTCCACGCCGCCTGCACGTGGTAGTCGTAGTTGCTGATCGATCGGCAGAACTCCGCCCGGCTGGCGTCGGCCGCCGTCTTCACGTCGACCACGATCCGCCGATCCTCGCTGTGCCAGTCCGGTCGGGTCTTGCACTCCAGGCCCGTGGCCTCATCGGTCCACGTGTAGGAGGCCTCACGGCGGCCGGGCAGCTCCAGCAGGAACGCCGCGGCCGGGTGCTTACGCACAGCATCAGCCATGCGGCGCACCTCATCGGCATCTTCGGGCGTCAGCACGATCTTGCCGGCGCTCTCGGCCGCAAACTCGGCCGCCAGCTCTTTGCCCGCCTTGGTGCGGCGGTCGAAGGTCTGCTTCGGCACAGCAATGGTGCTGTCCCAGAGATCCGGCTCCAGGATTGCGGTGTGCAGAGCCGTGCCCTTGAGCATCGCGTCCGTCGGCGGCTTCTTCACCCGGTCCTCGGCCAGGAACTGATCGAAGTAGTGGAGCGGAGACCGCTTGAGGATCTTGATCTGAGACGGGCTGACCGCCTTCAGGTGGTGATAGTCCTCGTTGCTGAGGTCTGGGTGGTAAATGAGCTTCGGGGCCATCAGCGGCAGGCCTCCACACGCAGTTCGAGCCACACGGCATCCCAGGTCGTGACCTTCGGGCCGTCGGTGAGGCGGTTGAATGCGGCAGCTTCGTTCGTGGCTTGCAGCCAGACGAATGCACCGGTGAGAGAGAGGATGATCAGCAATGGCGTAAGCGTTGAAGTGATCACCACAAACAGGCGTCCCATCTGTGAATAGCGGGGGTCGAGACCGACCATAAGGGCTTCCCTCGCCATACTTCCGCCTCCCGCTAAATCCCGTTACATACTGTCACAAACCATTGATTTCGGCCGATAATCTGCCATCCTTGCCCCTACGTCAACCGCCAACCTCTCGCCTCAAGCATGCTCGCGCTCAGGCCATTCCAGGTCACCGCAACAGAGGAGATCCGCCATGCCTACAGGC